GCAGGGATTGCTCTACAAATTAGGAATAGATATCCAGAAGCGTATTTGTCAGACAAATCAACAGAACAGGGTGATATAACAAAATTGGGTTCATATAGCGCACATACCTATATGGATAAGGGTTTAACAATTGTAAATGCGTACACTCAATACATGCCTGGATATAATGACCTAAAGCAAAATTATCAAGCAATCAATGATTCTATGCGATTAATTGCTACGGATTTTAAAGGTAAAAAAATTGGGTTACCATTAATTGGTGCTGGTTTAGCAGGTGGTGACTGGAACATTATTCGAGATATTATTAAAAATAATTTAGAAGGTATGGTTGATTATACAATTGTGGAGTGGCAACGATGAGCGATTTTCCTGAATATGTATGTAAATTAATGGCAGCATCTAATGCTGTATTATTAACAGGTTCAAAATATATTTGTCCATCTCAAGAACACAATGATATTGATATTATGTTATTAGTAGATGACATTGAGCAATTTGAACAACAGCACCAATTAGATAATAAATGCGGCGATAGTTATCCAGATGATGATATGGTATCATTTAGATATGGTGTCTATAATATCTTATTAACAGATGAACCTGGATATTTCCGTAAATGGAAATTAGCCACAGAAATTGCTACCAAATTAAATTTAATCTATAAAGAAGATAGAAAATATTTGTTCCAGCAATTAGTTGATGATGATTCTATTATTGTTGACATCAAACAACCGGAGAGCATTAAAAATGCTAGACTTAATAAAAGAGCTACAATCTGATGTTAAATTTTCTAACGATCTTGCAATCGCATGTGGCGGCAACCATAAATTTATTTTCATGGGTTTACGAGGAGAAACTATTACTGGGTTAATTAGAATTAACTTAAAAGATAAATTTACATTAATGCCCGTACACTGGGATAGATACGGATTGCCGATTGATATCCAAAAATATCCGTCTAAATATTATATTAGATTAGTTGTCAGGCAATAACATGAAATCAAATTATATTAATCCAAAATTAAAACGAGTTTATGCTAGATATAAAACTCTACAAACATTAAAACAAACAGGTAAGATTACTGCTGACCAACAAGAAGAATTGATTATGCTCAGTAAAGCTTTAATAGACAATTTAATTCAAGATAATGTTAAAATGAAAAAACAAAATCTAATGGATACTGCTGCTAATTTAAACAGATCCAATGAATGAATATCGTTTTGAATACTTAAAAAAATTGGCTGATCAAGATAAATTAACGGATGCGCAACGAAAAGAGTACGTTGCACTGTTAAAACAGAAAAAAGTGCTTGACTCCCAGGAAAATTTATAGTACAATAGTATTTTAATTAGTGAGGTGATATGTGTTAATTTTTGACGTAGAAACCATGGGTGTTGAATCTACAACTGTTATTTTATCTGCAGCTATTGTTTATATCGATATCACAAAACCAAATACCTGGGAATCATTATATTCTGATGCGCTGTTTGTAAAATTTTCAGTAAAAGATCAAATTGAAAATTATGGTAGAACTGTTGATAAAGATACAATTGCTTGGTGGAATAAACAATGTGATCTTGTAAAACAACAGAGTTTCTTTCCTAAGAAAGACGATCTTCCAGCTAAACACGGAATTGAAATCCTGCGAAATTATATCAATCAACATTGTGATCCAGAGAATACATTAATCTGGACTAGAGGTGGTCTTGATCAAATATCTATTGATAGTTTGTGTAAAGCTGTTGGTGTTGATTTATTAGTGCGATACAGCAATTATCGTGATATGCGAACTTATGTAGATTTAGTTGCTACAAATCCAAAACGCGGATATTGTGATATTGATGCAAGTAAATATCCAGGAACATGGGATAGAAATGTTGTGATAAAACACAATCCTCTGGATGACATTGTACTAGATGCACTGCAACTTTTATATCCAGAATAAATAAATTTAATACATTTACCCTCGGGCATCGCGAGAACGGGACGTATGATATAACCGGAAATATCCCTGTCTATTAGATAAAGTGACAATGCCGTTATATTGACGTTTCTGTTGGGTGGCAGATTGGTACGACTCACTCTTTCTGTTAAATGTATTGCTCTTTTTAAAATCACACTAGGTGTTCAGGTTCGATAAGGTAAGATAGTATCAAAGAACTCGGTTTGAGTCCGTTATGTCCTTATGCAGTGTGATTTTAAAGTATTCGTTGAAGGTGTTATAATAGTTTTGGCGGACGGGGATAGCATTATTCCCCCACCTCCACCAGAAACATACTTTTGCCGCAGCTAAGTAGTGACGACGGTCACATAAACGAACTGGAATGAAAAAATTCTGCCGGACCAGTTTAAGTGTGTTTCTGATGGGGGTGAACAGATTCGACGTTGAGATCAAAGAACACTGGAGAATCGAGAGATGACTGACGTAATCAGCATAAAATAAGTAAATGGCGAAGCTAAAAACGACGCTTTCTATAATTCTACTGCTCTAGCAGCTTAAAATTATAGTTGGGTTTTTGCGGTTTTCCTCGAAACAGAATAAACCGTTTTCTTACATTTATAATTCATTAGGTGATCATGAAACATATAGAAACATTATTAAAAATCGTATTTTTTCCTATCGTATTTGTTCTATTATTCATATTTGCCGCTCAGATTAATGAGCAATTAGTTGCGGCATTTAAAGCAGCGCATCCAAAACCACAACCAGAATTTGTTCAACCAGAACAAAAACCGGAATTAACTATTCCAAAATTAATCCCATCAACAGCAATATAAGTATTGTTTTAACTAAAAGAGGAAACTTATGCAAGTATTAAATGATTATGTTATCGTTAAGAAACAAAAAGATGAGTATCAAGGTCTTATTCAAGGAGTTGAGAGTGATGATGCAATTAAAGCCAAAGTCTTAGGATTTGGCGGGTGGGTTGAAGATTTAAAATTGGAAGATACAATCATGATTGATTGGAATGAAGCTAAGAAAATTAAAAATGATTTGTATGTAATTAAATCAGAGCATATTATTGCAATCTACGGCGAAGATGATTAAAAAATACAAAAAACGACCAGTTGTAATTGAAGCTGTTGTATTTGAATATACATCAGAATGTTTATTATTTTTGAAAAACTGGCTTGGTGATGCTTATCGTGATGCTGGAATGTACGATACTGATGAGAATGAAGCTTGGTTAGAAATCAAAACTCTAGAAGACAGAAGTGATTCGTATCATATTGCATCTGAAGGTGATTATATTATTCGTGGTGTCCAAGGAGAATTCTATGCATGTAAGCCAGACATCTTTGAGGAAACTTATCAACAAGTAATCAGTCCTATCGTCGAACGAGATATGGATTCAGATAACAACAATGGATGTTAATATAGATTTAAATAATTATATTTACACAATAAAAGGAAACTAAAATGGCAAAAGAAGTAAAATTTGGTAACGATGCTCGTGTATTAATGGCACAGGGTGTGAATGTTTTAGCAGACGCAGTTAAAACTACATTGGGTCCAAAAGGACGTAATGTTGTATTAGAAAATGCATTTGGTGCTCCAACCATTACAAAAGATGGTGTATCAGTTGCTAAAGAAATTGAATTAGCAGACCGTTTCCAGAATATGGGTGCGCAAATGGTTAAACAGGTTGCAGCTAAAACAAATGATGTGGCTGGAGATGGAACCACAACTGCAACAGTATTAGCTCAGGCTATTGTAAATGAAGGTTTAAAATCAGTAGCAGCTGGTTTTAACCCAATGGATTTAAAACGTGGTATTGATTTAGCAGCAGCGGTTGCAATTGAAGCGATTCAGGCTAATTCTATTCCATGTACAGACAGTAATTCTATTGCTCAGGTCGGTACAATTTCAGCTAACTCAGATTCTGCAGTTGGTGATATTATTGCTGAGGCAATGGACAAAGTTGGTATTGAAGGTGTCATCACTGTTGAAGATGGTACTGGATTCCAAAATGAATTAGAAATTGTAGAAGGTATGCAATTTGATCGCGGTTATCTATCACCTTATTTTGCTAACAAACAAAATACAATGACTGCTGAATTAGATGATCCATATATTCTATTAACAGATAAACGAATTTCAAACATCCGTGAATTATTACCAGTTCTTGAAGCAGTAGCAAAATCAGGTCGTGGTATTTTAATCGTAGCTGATGATATTGAAAGCGAAGCTCTTGGTGTATTGGTTGTTAATACAATTCGTGGTGTATGTAAAACCGTAGCAATTAAAGCTCCTGGTTTTGGTGATCGTAAACGAGCTATCCTAGAAGATATCGCAGTGTTAACTGGCGCTACAGTTATTTCTGATGATGTTAGTTTGACTCTAGATAAAACTACAGTCACGCATTTAGGTACTGCAAAACGTGTAACAGTAACCAAAGATAGCACTACAATTATCGATGGTGCTGGCGAAGAATCAGCTATCTCAGTTCGCGTTGAACAAATCAGAGCTCAAATTGATGAAGCAAGCAGCGATTTTGATCGCGAAAAATTACAAGAACGTCTAGCTAAAATCGCTGGTGGCGTGGCTGTAATTCGTGTTGGTGCTGCTACTGAATTGGAAATGAAAGAGAAAAAAGACCGATTCGATGATGCATTAAATGCAACCAGAGCAGCTGTTAAGGACGGTATTGTGGCTGGTGGCGGTACTGCCTTAATCAAAGCATTATCGGCTCTTGAGCAGCTCGAGGGAGCTAATGCAGACCAAAATGTGGGTATTTCTATCTTGCGTAGAGCAATGGAAGAACCG